TAATGATCTATAAAAACAGAAAGTTTATCTTTTGTTGGATTACCCTCTATGGTATATGAGTGGTTTTCGTCGTGATATATATCCTCAATTGGTGATGATTGTATTTTCTTTTTATAATTTTTATCATTATATAAGATACACCAACGTTTTACAATAGTTCCAAAATATGAATATGCTTTGGAACCTTTTGTATGGTCAAATAAATGTATTTTAGAAAGAAGAAAAATAATTATCTCATGTTGTAAATGTTCTAAATTATCTACATCCGTATTATAAAATTTAAACGTATGAATAATATTTTGAGTTAATTTAAAAAAGGCGTAATGAATTTCGTCTTCATATATTTTATTCTTTACATCAAAATCAGAGGTACTATTATATTTTATAATAGCATCCTCTGTATCTTGAGTAAAGTATTTTCTTTTCTCTCTAACTTTTTTAACTATCATTCTTTGATTCTTATTACTTTAAAATCATTTAAGATATCTTGTATTTGTTTGATAGCTTTAAAGAAAAAACCGATTTCATCATCTGATTCAAATGAACCTTTATCGTCAATTTCTTTTAGTTTTTTATCTGTAATTTCGATAGTTTTGGAAAGTTTATCAAGATATTCTAAATATCCCATTAAAACATCCTCTGCTTTTTCTTGTTTTTTCATCAAGTTCCAAGTTGAGAATCCTAAAATTATAACTAAAACTGATAATGTGGAAATTAATACTACTGTTATCATATGCTATCTAATAGATTTTTTAGGCCTTCACTTTTGATTGAACTTAATGCTCTATCTTTTGAAGGGGCCTTTTTATTTTCCCCCAATGTAAAATTCTTTTTCCCACCATCCAAGGATTTTTTACCTTCTTTTAATTTAGGTAACCATTCACGCTCAAATTCAATACGAGCAGCCATTAGATCGGCTTGATGGACAATAAAAGGAAGTGATGTTCTTGGTTTTTGTTCAACCATATAACCCATTAAATACTTCTTATTTGCCTCATCGTATAAACCATCATGTGTCTGAATTGTAATCATTTCATTAAATGAATACTGAATATCATGCCTTTGTAATAAAAATAATCCTCTATCAGGAACAGATGCAAACTCAACTTTAGTATTAAAAGTATAATCCTCACCTAATTTATCTTTTCTCCATTGATCCGTTTGGGGAATATATGATTCTTCCTCTTCACTTCCCATTTTACCCAAATCATGATTTAAGGCGCTAAAAACCAGCTCTTCTAACGTGTAAGTTGAATCATCCACTCCCATCTCACTCCATAATTCGGCTTGTTTAAGAGAGCATTTAATTACGCGATTAACGTGTTCAACATATCCTCCTGGAAAAGCATTATGATACTCTTTTTTATGCGATGCTGGCATTAAAATAATTCGTTCCTGGAATTTATTATAAAAATCAAATAATTTTTCCTTCCTAGGGGATGAAATATAATTCTCTATATAAGACATTAATTCACTCCAGTTATCCTGGATTTGTTCTGCTGTAAGATTCATAACTTATTTATTTTTAGATTTAAAATTGGGTTTCTCGTTCAATGATGGATTGAAGATCCTCAAGTAATTCAGTTAATTCCAACATATTAGTGTGGATATCTTCTTGATTTTTAAAATTAATTGCTTGTTTTAATTGTTTTAAACGTCCATTTATAGTTTGGATTCGTCTTAATGTTAATTCTTTATTATTCATTTTTATTTATTTATAACCGGACAACATTGTCCAACATTTTCCTAACTTTATTTTTATCTATCTTTTCTGTTATCTTTTTTTTCTAACTACAAATGTAATATAAAATACAAATCTTACTTTTCCAAGTTTTCTTCAACAACATTTTGAATTTTCTTTAAAAAAGCACACTTTTCAAATTCTTCATACTCCTCAAAATAATAGATTGACAATTTTATAGCGGTTAAAAAATTATCATTTGATATAACCTTTAATTCAATAATCCAATCCTCATCCTCACTCCAATCAAACTGACTTATCCAAAACCAGGCCCTATTATACATCATAAATTCTCCAGCATTGTCTATATCTTGAATATCAAATACCTCATCTGCTAAAGAAAAAAAACTTACAATCTTTGCTTTAAAATTTCTTCCATTAGTTATAAGCTTCTCAAACATACCTAATTTAAACTTAGGTGTTTTCTTAAAGGTCTCTAAATTTTCATAAATTAGCTCCTCTCCAGGTTTGTCGTTAAAAAGCCCAAAAATTTTATTTAAGTCCATCATATGACAACTAATTTAAAGAGTTAATTTTGAATGTAACTTCATCGATTTTGCGCTCTAAAACCTTTAAATCTGCTTGAATTTTCTCAAACAATGTAATAGGATTTATAAATTTTGGATTTTTAGGATGATAAGGCCAAATCTCATCCTCTAAAGAATGTAATTTATGTAATTTGGAATGTAATAAGGATAATTCCTCTTCTAATTTTTTTACTTCACCCATCGCCTTGCTTTTAATACCCTACCCCCGTCTAAATATACATATATACAAAATATAGGAATATGGTTATTTTAAGATAAATATATGTTATTTATATCTTTGACCCAACAACTCAATTGTTTTAGTAGCTTCCTCAAGTGACATTTGAAAGAATTCTTTTTGATTATTTACACGATACGGCTTGAGATACTTGTGAATCTCACCCTCTAGGGCCTCACCATTAAAGCATCTAAATGCATATTCAACGGTAAATTTAACGGGTACGCCCGTTCCACGAGAAATTTGCTCAGCGCGTTTATCTGGTGTTTTGGCTGTAAAACCAATTTTAACTAGATTGGGCATAGTTGTGTTAGCTAAAATATAGACCCAACTATCTCCCTCACCATCTCTATTTTGATATAAGCTATGTTTTCTGGCTGTATAATAGGTAATGATATCCCATTCAGGGCTTTCTGGATCACTAGTTAGGGTAAAGAATGCGGGTTCGGAACCTGTAAAATCTTCACTTATGGGAATTAGTTGTTTGGCTTGGTGTTCATCTACTCTTTTCATATAACCTTTATTTAATTTAATTCAAAATCTTTATCAACCCACCCTTGTTCTGTTCTTAATATATGGTTAATTAGGATAATTACCGCATTTCTTACTTCTTTATCATGAGTTGATTCTGTAATTAATTTTAATTCTTGAAGAATGGGGGTCATTTCTATTTGTTTACTCATCTTATTACTTAAATGGTGGGAAAATAATTTCACAAGCTAAACATACTAAATGTAAAGGTGTTAAAAACAATTTTACAATAAATTCTTTAACAAGAGCTCTTTTTGTATATCCTTTAACTGTTAAGTGTTTTGTTAATTCATTAAGCTCAACTTTCATTTCAATTGTGCTATATAATTTTGAATTTGTTCTACCTACCATTCCTATTAATATACCCAATGGGATATTTAATAATAAAAACATATAATTTGGAACAATAAATGGTGAGATCAACATTACTGAAATTAATATAATAAGTAAAAACTCTAATGCTTTTACTTTTCTATGTGTTAATTTGAAATTATTTGGGATTGCTTTATTTTTATTTGCAATTTCACCTGCATCTAACCAAGCATATAATTCCTCAATTAAACAATCTTCTGCTGGTTCTTCATTTAAAATCTGTTCAAATGTTCTACCTTTTGCAATCTCGGTATTGATCGAATCTGAGTAATCTGTATTTTCTAACATGACCTTTATTTTTAATTAATAACCTTTATTTCCTTATTATACTTAAATATACGAATTCCCTTCTAGGACTCCTAGTATATTTGTATATACTTTAATCTAAGGTGGAAGTTTTGTTAGGATCCCTTTTTTGCGGGTCTTTGGATTTTATATTCTTTGGCTATTTTGGAGTTTGGGTATATAAGGATATACAAGATCGATGGGTAAAAGGTTATAGGAACTCTGGATAAATACACCAGGCCTTTGGGCACCCCGGCCCGCATATACCGACACCAACGCCCGTGGGGATACGTACCAACTACCATATATATACGCCCGTACGCCCAACTCCCCCGTACATGCGTACGTACGTACCCAATTTTTTTAGGAGGAGAGAATCTGACTCTATTGGGAGTTGATTTTATTAGGAGTTTCTGGGTATCCATATTATATATCTCCAGGATA